GGGTCGTGTCTTGCCCTCCCAAAAAACGAACATTTGTTCGCTCGTTGTTTGTTTCGCTTTGGTTGAGGATTTCGTTTCGTGTTTGTATTCGCTGGGCGTCTCGTTTGTTTTTGAACGTTGCTCCGCGTGAGCTGTTGCAAGGCTTACACGATGGGATCATGTTGTCGAGCGATGAGTCACCGCCGGCGGCGATTTCTAATAGGTGATCGGCGGTCGTTGCTTTTCTTTTTCTGCACCAATGGCAGATCGGATCGTCTCGGAGTATGAGTTCGCGGTTCCGTTTGTATTTCGTTGAATCGTATTCGCTGGGCTTGCGTGTCATGCTCCCGCGCCTTCGGCTTGGGCTAACGCGGCGCTTGCGCGCCTTGTTGTTGTTGTTTGTTTGTTGTTTGTCATGTCGGGCTCGACTCTCGCGTGTTGTTTGTTATTAATGTTTAGTTTAGTTGTGTAGTGAAATGAGGTTAATGAGCCTCCCACCGTATAGCCCTTTACGGTTCCCAATTTCATTAACCCTCGCTTGATTATGTTTACAAGCCGCCCCGGCGCTTTGCCCGTCTCATTTCGTCTTGCATGATTCGGGACGCGCCGATCTACCCTCGTTACCGAGTGTCACCAACTGCCGAGCGAATGGCTTAGGTCGTGCTACTAGCCGATTTTGAAACGTTTAAAAGTTTGAAAGAGTGTAGAGAATATATTCCATATCGGAAGGTTTCCAAACGCTATTGAATGTCGCGCTTACGTCGAATGCCATAAGCCATCGTTTTTGAAGTGGCGAGAGTTTTCCTTTCTCGGCTTTAAGTTCCACGGCAAGGATTTTCCCGCTTACTGGGTGAACCATTAGCAAGTCTGGAAAGCCGGCGTCGCCTTGGATGTGTGTCGCCCATTTACCGCGCGCGTTTTGTGCCGGCAAGTCGTGATGGATTAACCATCCGTAACGTTTCGCTATTGAAATAACGACGTTTTTGAATTCGGCTTCGGTCATTTCGGAATGAAGTTTCATTAAAGCGATTCGGTCCAGATTTTATCTGATAGGTGATTTATAGCCCATCGGATCTTCTGTTTTGTTTCCGTTTGTTCTTCGCGCAATTCTGCATAAATGGCTTGGAGTTTTTCTACTGCTGTAATCAGTTCTAAAAGTGTCATTTCAACCTCTCGATTATTGCGCTTGCTTCGTGTGACTTGATTAGTTCCAATACGGCCGAGTCGTCGTTGAGCTGGAGTTGAATCATTTCCAACAATGCGAGATCGTCCATTCCTTTGTCTTTGGCAAGTTTCTTTATGTAGCCGAGTTGTTTCGGGGTCGCAAATGCGCCTCTTGGGGTATGGGCTGGAGTCTCGCCAGACGCGCTAGGACGCTCGGAGAACGTCGTTTGTCGTGTTTGTGGACCTCTGGACACTTTTTCCATTTCCTCCCGCGATGGGCGTTCCCCATGTGAGGCGATCGGCGAGTTTTGAATCATTCTCCCGATCGCGCTCGTTTCCCCGTTTTCGACGTGGCTCGTTTTATTGACTGGGGACGATCCTCGGATTTCCTCGGCGTATCCGGTCGCGATGAGTTTTCCGTCGTTGTTGTATCCCTCGACACGAAAGAGAACAAGGTCGCCGTCGTAATAGTGAATTGACGTCAATATCTGACCGTCTGGATATGCGGCCCACCATCGGACTAATCGTTCCGCTACCGTTTCGTAATTGTTGAGATCGAATCCCATGTTTTGCCTTTCGTCGTTTTAATCGGATTTTGGTTTAGTTAAACAAGACGCCAGACGCGGATCGGCGAACAATGTCTCCGCCGGCTGGGCGCATATTCTCCCGTAAATATGATTTTGTTTTCTTTGGCAAGTTTTGACATGATCGGACCTAATGCCCTTGGGTCGTGGGCTTTGGTTGACCGATGAGATTCGAGCCATTCGAACACTTCGTCGCTTGTGAACGTGAATCGCATTCGGCCTACGGTAAGAACCGCGTTCCTTGCGTCTTTGCGGAATTCCTCGCGCGTGTTTTCGTCGATCTTTCCCATCGCTTCGTCGCGTTCGCGAATTGCGTCAAAGATTGTCATTTGGTCGCTCATGAATGGGCCCCTAATGCTTTGATTGCTTTGTCAAGGATCGTGACTTCCCAGACTGGGACGGGATCGCGAAGAATGAAATCGGTTTGAAGCCGCTTTAAATCGCGGATTAGTGAGGCGTGAGGATTTTTTGAAACGGAAAGAATTTCGTCCATTAAACCCATGATCGCTTTCTGATGAAGTAACAACGCGCGAGTTTCCTCGGTTAGTTCGCCTTGATTAAACGCTACGCCTTCGCTCATTTTGTCCTCCAAGGTCCCCAGCCAAAACCGTATTTTTCTATTCCGTAATTGTAAATTTCTAATCCGGCGCGAAGGTTAACGTCTGCCTGTAACAAGTCTTTCGGTCGTTGAATGATTCCGCGCTCGATAAGCCATTTGTTCCAAAAGCCGTTTATTTGCATTAGGCCGCGCGACCCACCGTTCGGATCCGTTCGGTTAATTGATGAAGGGTTACAACGTGACTCTCGATAAATGATTGATTCGAGGACGGTCCTTTGGTCTAGTGGCCAACCAATATTTACGGCAAGCGCCGAGAATTGTTCGCAAGCCGAAGCGTAAGGATCAATGAATAGCGTCGAGCTGGTCGTTGTTGTTGGTTCGATCAAATACGGCTCGGCCGAAATTGTTGTTTGTGTAACTTGTGGAACGTTTGTTTCTGGCATTACGGATACACCGAAAAGCGCAAGAACAAAAGTTCCAATTAGTAGAAATGGGTTAGTCATTTTTTCTCCAATGGATAAGGGACTCCCCAAGATGAGGAAGCCGTTCTGAATGCGATTTGTCCCATGAGGTAATCGCCCGAGTCGGAGTCGGTAAATATTTGAACCAGTATCTCTTGCCCGTTGTCCATCGTTCCGACGTACACGGAGTAATTAACAATTTGAGGTTCGGTCATATCTAAAAGCCCTTCGTCGGTAATTCCGACCTTAGTCAAGGCGTGTTTAGTTTTGGGGGATTTCTCCGAAAACCTTTAAAAATGCGGCTTTTACCCAGATAACGGAGTCGGCCGCTTGCGGACTTATCTCGATATGAAACCAGTCTCCAGCCGGCGCTCCGTGGATCGTGGTCTTCGTATATTTTTCCCACGTCTGGCGATCGCACCTCCAGCCGGCGCCGTGAGCCTTTGGGAAATAATCGAGGACGGCTTGAACGCCGAGCTCGTTCGCGTGTTCTAAAACTTTATTGATAAACGCGAGCGCGTCTTTACGATTTGCGTTCGGATTCTTTGCTGACTTGCGATAAGAAAGATCGACCGCGCGGCCGGTCGCGTGAACACTCAAAGAACCTGGCTTTCCCTTCATGTCGCGTTGGCCGTATGAGCCATTATTGAAAAGCGCGCCGTTTGAATGGTGAATCGCTTGACGAATCCATTCGTCCATGCCCGCGCGCGGTTTAGGTGAAGGACCGTCCGCGTTACCGATGTAATCGCGAGCGTTCGGAACGCCTTGTTTAGCTTTGGCTATTGTCACGGCCGAACGAAGGGTCTTTCGGATTTAACCAGCGAAGGACTGGCGGGATAATTGCGGCGACGCCGGCATTAACTAGAACTTTTGGATCGGTTATTCCCGACATATAAAGCGCGGCGACTGCTCCGATGAAAGATCGCAAATAGGACGCGATCATCGCTTTGTCTTTTGGTTTCATTTATGGTCCTCCAAGTGTCCGTCGATTTTTGTTTCGATTCGGTTTAATGAATCTCGGACGATTCCGTGATCGGTTCGGTTTTCTTTAATGATTTTATTGAGCAATATCCCGACCAGACCGAAGCCCCCACCGATAAGAGAAACCAGAACGCCAGAATCCAATTCATAGCCCTAACTAAATAGAGCGGCTACTTCGTCGGCAGTAAGTCCAAGTTTGGCGATGGTTTCGTTCCGAAGTTTCGCGCGAGCCGTGTCGGCTTCGTTTTGTTTTATTGCTTGCGCTTGATCAATTTCGTATTGAGCAAATTCGGCGTCGTTCATTTCGCGTACTTCGTCGCCAATTTGAATTTCTGGTTTAACTGATGGCATATCCGTACACCTCGTAAGTTCCGCTAATTGTTCCCGTTGCTGGATAAAACGAAAGAGCGTCGAATTGTGTTGAGGCGCTGAAATATCCTCCGCCTTGTAAAGCCGCGTCTGGGTCGCCTACTCCGCGCCCTGTTGAGTTTGTGACGAAACTAGTCGGCGAGGCTAATTGTGGAGCAAAGAAAACGGCACTCACTACACAACCAGAAAGCGGATTTTGCATAAATGTTAAACGTCCAGCCGTCGCGCTTGTTCCGTTTCCGCCCGTTGTCGCTACTCCGTCGCTGTATCGTCGGCCGCCTAAAGCGAAAGAATAGTTAGCGGTACTGTTGTCCGTTCCGCTTGCACGACCGCGCCAGTTAAGCGCGTTTGAATCTGAACTATTCGCCGTAATGTTTATGTTAATTAGGTAGTTCCGATAAGTTGCCGAAAAGGTTCCGGCTGTAAGGCTTACGGCCGCGACTGTCGTGAACGATCCTCCCGTTAGATAGGTGAGTCCGCTCGCGCCTACGGTCTGCCATGCGGCGCCGTCGTAATACTGGGTCGTATTGCTTGCTTCAATGTAAGCGAATTGGCCTTCCGCGAGTGTTTTTTCGCCTGTTCCGCCGAAAGCGGCGTCGCGTGTAACTGTCGTCGCAAAAACGGGAATTCCTGAGTTCGTGACGTTTAAATCGGCGGCCGTGAGGACCTCGTTCGCGACATAAGTCGGAACGAAAGTTGTTGCATTTGCTCCCATAGTGTCCCCTATCCTAAAACATTCAAGGCGTCTAGTTCGCCATATTGGAGCGAATCCAAAATCAGTTCGTAAACGATCGTCGTCGGGGAAGTAAAGAACGTGACTCTATGCCCGGATAGGACGCTGATTTGGTGCTGTACGCCTTCAACGGCGAGCTCTTGGGCGAATTCGGTAGAGGTCGCGCCTTGCTGGATCGTCTTTTGAATGGTGATCGTGTCGCCAATGTCCACGACGGCCGCAAGGTCGCGCTGGGCATTAGTGAGGGAAACGAAGCCGACTGAAACTTCCGTGAAGCGAGGTTCTGGGTTCGGTACTAAAAGGTATTCGGCAAGGGTTAAAGCGGCCGCGTCGTTATGAACGAGCGATCCCGTGATCGAGGTCGTCTGGATTAAATATTGGGCTTGCGAGGCGAGGTCCTCGGCTACTTGCGGACTTGACGCTCCAGCGTGTTGAACGGACGCGCGGTTGACGACTTGATCCGCGTCGAAGGCGATCCCAACCGCGTCATAACCGGCCGTTCCGATCGCGCCGTTGTCGTGAAAATCTATTGTCGAGCCGGCGAGCGTATTTCCCAGCCTCGGCTGAAAGCAAAAATTCCCATTTCTGTCAATGAAAATTCGTCCCTGCTCCGCCTGTTGAATTTGCGCGGCATAGTTCGCGACCGAAGTTCCGTTTGATACGGTCCAAGCGGCCGCGCCTCCAAGGGTTACGGTTCCCGTTGAAATGTCTCTCGCCAATGCTGGGAAGTCAACTTCGGGAAGGTTTAAGAGATCGGTTACGCGATCGCTTGAAAGTTGTTCGGAGACGTTCCATTCGGAAAGATACGTCTGGGCTAGATAATAGAAATCGTCCGCGCAATTAACGGAAACGCGATCAAGTTCTCCAAGTTCGAATGAGTACGAATACGAAGTTATATAGCCTTTGAAAAGGACTTCGTTTTCTCGGCTAAGGATTACGCGACGAAGCGGAGCGAGCCCCGGCTGATTGTTTGAAGGATCAAAATATGGGCCTTGATCGTCGAAGGGATTAAAGATTCCCGTCGTGTCAAGCAATTCAAAGGACATAGTTCCGGCGACGATTCCTTGGTCGCCGATATCGCGTCGGCCGCGGAATATAGAAATATTTGTCGCTCCGTCAATTACCGAAGCGTAGGACGAATTAGGTCCGAGAATGTCCTCGTCAAGAATGCCTCGCGTAGCCGAATCTAAAACAAAAGATTCGTAATCGAATCCTGTATCGATTAAAAGGTCATAGTCGCCAGACTGAACGATCGTCGCGGACATTATGCGACCTGAATATTTGCGGGCCCGTTTGATCTATTGAAAGCGCGAATCGCGTTCACTACGGCCGAACCAATTTCCGAGCTGGAGGACAATCCGCCCGTTACGTTAATCGTGTAGTTCCCGCCCATTCCGCCGCCACGGTTTAAGGGAATTACGGCCTCTGGTCCGTTTTCGCCGATCATGGCCAAAGTCGGAGAATTTACGATCCCGCCGTCGGCAAGCATTGGAATATTCGGAACGCTAAATCCTTTTCCGCCTAATCCGGGGACCCATGAAGGGAATTCGAAAGAAAGTTTTCCGATCGTGTTGTTCCATAGTTTCGCGATCGTGTTGAAAATTGTTTTGTATACGCCGAGCACCGTCTGGACGTATGTCGTTATTACGTCAACGGTTCCGATTACGGCTTCTTTGATAAATCCGAACACGTTGTCAACTACTTTTCGGACGCCTTCAAATTTGGTGTAAAGAATCGCAAGGATCGCAATAACCGCCGCAATTCCGACGACGATTAGCCCGAGAGGGTTAGCGGTTAGCGCGGCATTCCAAAGCCATTGAGCGGCCGTCGCAATTTGCGCGCCTAATGTCCAGATTCGAATCGCCGCATTAGCGGCCAAAATGGCGACACCAATTCCACCAATGACGCCGGCAATAACAAGGAACGTCGTTGTATTTTCTTGGGCCCATGATCCCATCGCGGTCAAAAGCGGAAGCGCCTTTTCAACTACTGGGATAAGCGCGGCTCCGATGTTTTCTTTTGCTTCGCTGATCGCAATTCCGAAACGTTTCATTTGCCCTTCGGCGGTTCCGGCGGCGGTCGCGGTAGCGCCTCCGAAGGTCCCTCCGAGAACGTCCATAACGGTATTGAGGTCCGCGCCTTCTTTAATAAGTGTCGCCATTTCCGGGGACAATGCTCGAAGGCCCTTCATATTGCCCTGATACGCCTTCGCCAAAGCGTCGGAAACGGTAGTGAGATCGGTCCCCGTAGCCGTGGAAATATCCATCGCAAGGCTTAGCGCGTCTTGCGCGGTCCCGAGGTCTTTTGTACCTCTCGCCAGTGACGCCAGAGCGGGCCTGAGAGCGTCGTCGGCAATTCCCGAGGCGAGACTCATCTTTGAGATCAATTCCTCGTTAGACGCGATCTGGGCGTCTGTGGCGGACGCGCTAATGGAAAGAGTACGAGCGAGTTCGGCTTGGGCGGCTTGATCCTCCATCGCGGCTTTGGTCGCGCCTACAAGGGCAACACCTAAAGCACCGACCGCGGCGGCCGCTGGGAGAGCCGCTTTCTTAATAACGAAATTCGCTTTAGCGCCGGCGCCCTCAAGTTTTTTAAAGTCGGCGACCGCGCGATCGAGTCCTTGCGGATTCCATTCCGAGACGATGGGGACGGAAATAGCCATTATTTACCGACCATTTGCGCGCGCTGATTAATGGCATATTCCATATCGGCGATCGCGTCCTTGACGCCCGCTTCAACTTCTCCGATTTTGCTTTCTACTGATCTCCACATAACACGCGACGCTCCACCTCGGTCCTTTTGTAGTTTACGGATAAGCGCGGTCCCCGACGGGGTATTACCGGAGCCCGAGCGTCCAGCCATATCAAAGATTGATCCGCCGGCAGAACCTAAAACGAGCTTTAAGAGTGGAAACGTGTTCGCGTTTTTGTCTCGAATGCGTGAGCCTTTAAACGTGACTTTGATAGATCGTCGGACGGCTTTCGCGTCATATCCGAGACGGCCTGTAACTTTCCAGCCTCCGCCACGTTTCCGACCTTTTTCTCCTGGCTCGATCGCGACTTCCGGAATAAGTGAGCGCGCTTCGGCGAGGATCGGCGCGGCCGCTAACTTCATTTTTGCTTGGGTCGCTTTGCGTAACGCTGGATCGATCGTCTTTAAAAGTTTGAGCATTTCGGGAACACCATAAACCTCAATACGAGCGAGGTCGCCCATTTGGGGATTATATTCACGCGCCACGGCTCGACCTTTCGTTTGCTTTCTTTAAACAATAGATCACCGTCTGGAGGTCGCGAGTGTCAAACGTTTCGGAATAAAATTTCGGGGCCCAGCCCAAGGCGACTAACAATTCGGCTAACTGCCGACGGTAGCCGCCTCCGTAGGGTTTACGTCCGTTTTATCCTCCGAAGTGATAATCATTTCGGGATTCTCTTTTACCCATTCGCGCCAAGTATCCGGAAGTTTTTCTCCGCGCAATTTTAAGACCAAATACGCCCAGACGGTCACTTCGGTCATTCCAAAACCTCGACCGTCAGACGCGCGACGATTCTCGATTCGTTCCCATTCGGTAATGACGAAAAGGTTAGTAAAGACGGTTTCGATGTTTTCGCCGTCGCCTTTACGGTCTATGAATAACTTGACTTTCATTTGTGCTCCTTGTGTCGGGCCGAGGAACGGCCGTCGTTATGGTGTGACGTCGACGCTATACGTTCCTTGTGTAAACGTTAGGTCTATGGACTGAAGCTCGCCGAGGCTCGCGTTCAGGACTGGTAGCTCGGCCAGCAAAGTATCGGTCAAGGTAAAGCCCGGATTCGTTGCCCCGTCAACGCCAGCGGCGGGTTTTGCAATAATTGTCGTCTGAGTTCCGACCAATGGCGCAAGAGTCGCGTATGTCGCCGAAGCGCTGTAATCAAGATACAAGGTTACGGTCGCTTCATGGTTTCCGAGGCCCTTTTGACTCTTGCGATCTACCATTCCAAAAACGGTATTTTCTAAAGCGTCGTAACGCTGGGTCACGCTTGCGGCCGTACAAAAGCCGGTCAGATTCACTCCGCCGATCGTGATGACTGGGTTTGCTAAAAATGAAGCCATGTTGAATTTCTCCTTCGTTCTTTCTTTACTTTAGTAATTGGAAGTAGCCATTATGGGGATTATCAATTCATAAGCCGGAAGCGCCGTTCCGCCTATGTCGATATTGGTCGGACGGCCAGACGTGACCGCCACATTTTTATCGATCAATTTCGCGACCATCGCCAAAAGCGAACGTTCGCCGTCAAGGTTGCCGGGGCCCAAGGTCATAACTTGAACTGTGAAAATCGCTTTAACGATCTTGTTGTTATATGCCTCAATAGACGGGGAATTGATTAGGGCACACGGCGGAGTGATATTCCTGGGATCGTTGACGACCTGCAAATTTAGGATCGTTTGAAGGGTCGTCGTTAGATCGTCTAGGGCTTCGTTTAAAAAGTCCGTGTAAACGGTCGGCGTAATTGGCATTAGGCGACCTGTGGGCGATCAATTCCGAGCAACTGGCGAATAATGCCGTTTAAGCCGGTAACTGGCGAGACTCCCATATCTTGAAAACTATTAAAGGATTCAATGGAGCCTCGGGCCCTGTACATCGCGGAGCCGTACATGATCGCGCCGAGCTTGACGTCTTGCGATGGGACCGTCGTGAGCGAATCCGTGTATCCGGACTCCATACGTCGGCGCCAACTGAACTGAGAACAAGCCGCCGCGCAAATTGTTAGATAGTTCGCGTCGGACTGTGTGGCGACGCCAATTCCTAAATAGTCGTATAAATCTTGGGCGCTTACCCAACTACAAGTCTGGGTTATCGTTACGGTTCCGGAAGCCGCTTGACGCGCTACGTCGTCGGCGGTCTTTGCGTAAAGAACTTGATTCGCGATCGGAACAAGAGGATCATAAATTAAATCGCCGTATTGATCTACGCCTATGAATAGATATTCCGGAAGCGCGCGAACGGTAAAGGTTCCGTTAAATGTCGCGTCAACGTTTGTAACGACGATAGTCGCGCCGACCTCGATCTCTGCTGGGGTTAAGAGAACGAGGACGGCGAAATTATCGACTAATTGTTTTTGAACGACCGAGTAGGCGGCCATAATTGGGCCTCCTTTCGGCGATTAAACGTCGCGCTTAACGAACTTGGTCGAGTCGATCATCAAGGTCGCAAGGTAGCCACGGAAGGCGACGGTCCTTGACAACGTTGAAGGCGTGTCAATACTGATCGCGCCTTTAGCCTGCTCGAATACTTCGAATCCGTCGGTATTGCCGACGTACACTTGCGCGTCCAAGTTGCGATCCACTACGAGACGCAAGCCAAAAGCGGAAGCGTCAACGGAGGCCGGGTTCATTGAACCGTAAGCGTTCATCGGTCCTACTTGTGGGAACAATGGACGACCTGCGTCATCAGTCAAAGTTCCGAGCGCTTGGAAATATTCCGGCGACACGATAAGCGCGTTAGGAAGGTTTCCGTTTGAGTTAACGAGGATCGTCGTCGCGGCTTCGTAAACGAAAGCGGCCCAGTCTGCCGCGCTTGTTGAATCAGTAAGCGTCGCGGTCTGGGAAACGTTGCTTTCAAATTCTGAACAAGCGTAAGCGTCGGTTTGATTCGCATAGATTCGAGCCATATCGTCGAGCAAAAGCGACAAGACTTCCGGCTGGGTCCAGTCGATCGAGGCTTCGGAAACTGATACGTATCCGCCGAAAATTTTCTTTGTTACTTGCTCATCGGAGATAACGAAAGTTCCGTCTGTGATTGTCTGTGATTCGGTTTCAGGTCCACCGATTGAAGTATGGGTCGTGACCTTTGGACGAATGAAAACTTTTCCGCCTTGTGGCATGGCCTTAGGGCCCATCGCGTCGATCAATGGACGCAAGCCTCGGAAATTGTTATAGACCGGTTGAACGATCGGCAACGGGAGCACACCATCCAGCGAGCCGCCGAGCGTATTAACGTCCGGAGCGGCGGCCTGAATTTTTGCGTTCATTTCTGCCGCGACCGATCCACCTTGCATGAATGCCGAAATATATTCGGCCGCGCTAGGAAGTTTGAAAGCCTGCTTTGGTTGAGCAAAAAGCGGAGCAATAGTTGACGCTTCAATGACGGCTGGGGTTTCGATAATTTCGGACATTTCATTTTCTCCTTGTGAGTTCTCTACTTCATTTAACACTACTTCGGTTTCGTTTTCGTGGATATCCTCCGGCTCGGGGATACTGGCCGCGATTTGGTTAATGACGGCTCCAGCGACGGCTCCATGAGGGACCATTGACAATTCGAACCAGTCCGCCGAAAGGATTTCCATTACTCCGTCTTTTGTGTAACGAAACTTGATCGGATTTACGCCCACGCTCACTTGATCGACGACCCCATCTTGGGCCAAAACCAAAAATTCGTTTCCGAGAGTTGTTTCTGAAATTTTGCCAGTAAATAAAACCGAGTTTTCCGCTTCGATTCGTTCAGTCAAAATTCCGACCGGCTGGCTTGCGTCGTGATACATAAAAATTTTAGGCGCTGGTCCGTCAAGCGGGAGCGAGCCTTTAGCGAATTTGACGCGGGTCCCATCGGAAACCGTGGCCTCGACACCATAAACGACCGCGACGCCGGAAACGGTTCGTCGTGCTGGAGCGTCTGGCGCGGCGGCGTCAACTGTGAAGTTTTGCGGGGTTAAACGAATCATGATCGAATCCTAAACCTATTGAGTCGCCATTTCTGGCATATCTGATATTTCGTCCGGGGAATCCATCGGTTCAATTTCCTCAACGTCTCCGCCCATATAGTCCTCGGCTAAAAAGTCGGAAGTATCAAAACGGACTTTTGTTCCGCGCGGAAGGACGTTATCGCTTGACAATGTTTCCGCAATGCAATTCATCAATGGGAGACACCCAAAAGTCACAAGATCGATACGGCTTTGGGAAGCGTTTTGATATGAATATGATCCGGTAGAAACGCCGACTAGATACGGCGGGACGCCCATCGCGCGCGAGAGGTCTTTCGCGCTGTAATCGGCGGAGTCGATCAAAAGCATTCGGTCCGGGGTCGCGCTTGTTTCCGTGTACGTCAACCCTTGCGAAATGACCGCCGTCTGGTTAGTCATGCGCGCGAGATTAAATTGAGCGGCGAGTTGCTGGAGGTCCTCCGCGCTCATCGGTTCCCCTTCGGTAATTTTTAGGACGCCGGCAGGAATGGACGATGAAGCGTTTCGGACGCGGGCTTCCTCAATGCGAAGCGCGGTTTCTATTGCGCGCCGTGAAGTGAAATTGAGCCCTTCGATCGGGCTTAGAAATTGGATTACGTCGCGCGAGTCAAGAGGCATTCCGTTAAATTGAATTTGATTTGACGGGCCGTAAAAAATTCCGCCCTGCTGATCAAGTGTTTGGACCATGTTGGAAGGTAGCCGCGTGAAGTTCAGGGGATAGCCGTCGGCACTACGCTCGACCACCCACCAGAAGGCCCGACCCGTGAACAATAAATCGTCCGCGGTCCAACTTAGTATGAAGTTATTCGTCACAGATTTATCGATTCGTCCGATCCATGATCTAGGCGCGAGATCGATCTCCGACATTTCGCGTTCATTCTCGGACCATACTTCGCGATACATCTCTAGTTTTAAGTTGCCGATCGTTCCACAAATAAGATCGCGTGAACGTGTAACCGTTGGGAGACTCATCGCGCGAGCGCGCATTTCTGACGCCGAATAGGCGATGAAGTTTCCAATTTGTGACGCGCCGACATTCGATCCAGCGGCCGCGACTATTGCGGGAGCCGGCGAAACGGTTTCGGTCTTGCGATTAAATAAAGCCATTTCTAGATTATGTCACGGGAAGCGGCCGATCGGGACGATATCCGATCCCGACGAAAGGCAAGGTCAACCGACCGACCGCCGACGACGATCTTAGTTCGGCATTACGAAAACTAGAGGTTTTGAATTTTGCGTCGGTCTTGCGGCCATAGCGGCGGCCCAAATTAGACATCGGCAAAGTTCAATAGGACCTGGACTTCGTTGACTTGATACCGCGACGGAACCTTGGGTTCGTACCGCGACGGCTCGTTGAACGTGTTCGGCGAGCATGGTTTCGCCCATGTGAAGGACGCGCCCTTCGTGAATCATTTGTTTAACGACTGGCGTATATTTCAAAATTTCCCCGTAGCCGACAACGACGCGACGACGCTCAAAACTTGGGGGACAGTGAACGTCGATCGTCGGACTTATTGCGAAACGGACTGACGGATTTTTTGCTTCGTTCAAGATTTTTTCCCAAAGTTCGGAATATGTTTCGGCCATGAATGCGACCGTACAAACGACGCGCCCATCTGGAAGCGGCGAAGCGCGAACACCAAAGAAACGAGATTCGTCCATTGAGGCTTCGACGGCGATCACTCCGCCGGCGGGCATTGGTCCATCGTGCCGGAGCGCGGGCCAACGGCCCGTCTCAATCCAGCCCTTCGAAACGGTAATCCATAAATTTATTGAGCTTCTTAAGTAGGCGGCGCGGTCTGGACCGTCGCGCTCGGCTCGAATTGTTTGTGGCCTTAGTGTCGTTCCGAGACTTGGGTTAGCCCAGCCGAAAGCAAGATCGGACATTGGATCAAGGTCTGGTGGCGGGCTCCATTCCATGAAAAGAAACGGCGACGGTTTCCCTTCGTCAATGAGGCGAAGCCCGTTTTCTCTGTACCGAATAAAAGCCGTACTGGCCTCCGTCCCAGCCGTTGAAAATAGCGCCATGTGAGGCGACCGGCGCGCACGTTGAGCCGGCTCCAAGCCCATCGAGAGAACTTGTTCGGAGATATCAAAAATTTCGTCGGCGATCGCGAGATCAATAGACATACCGTGACCGATTGAAGGACGCGGCGCTTTGACGAACCAGCGCGAGCCGTCCGGCATGGTCGCTTGGTAACGACCATAGGACCAGATTATGTGCGCGCCTAGTTTTTCTAATTTTGGCGCGAGCTCATCGAACATGAGGCAGGCGAGGTCGAGTCGGTGAGCGGTTGAAACGACCGTTTGTTTTTGGCCGCGAATCTTTGGCATTTCAATTAACCAAAATAATATGAGGCACTGGGCGACGGTCGTCTTGCCATTTTGGCGCGCCACACTTAAACAACTAGAACGATGAGTTAAATCCATTTCCCCATCGTCTGCCGGCGCGAAACTTAAAACGCGATCTAAATAGTGACGTTGCCAGTCCATGAGATCTACGCCGAGATACTCCGAAGCCATGTCCCCCACAAGTGCGCCCCACGATCCGACCGCTTCCGGGCTAGTCGTTTCCAGTCTCGGAAGGTCCCGGCCAGTCGTCGCCAGTTCTGGCCAGTTCTCGTTGGTTTTGATAAAGAGTTGAC